TAGAAGCTAAAGAAAATGTAATAATTGCTTATAATTGCATAAAATCAGAACCTAATTTTGCTGTAGTAAAAGCTACGGGGGTGTTGGGGGATAGAAAAATGGAAACTTTTGGAAGTGCTTACAAAGGACCCACGTTTAAAGAAGGTAATACTAATACTTGGTATGTTGCTGAAATGGCAGAGAAAAGAGCTTTTAGCAGAATTGTTTTAAAGTTAACTGGATTTTATGCTTTAGGTGTTTTTGGTGAAGACGAAAGCGAAGACTTTAAAAAACAATAAAATTATGGAAATAAATAATCAAATATTTGAGCATTATACTATATGGCTTCATGAAAAAAAAATAAAGGATGCTATACAGTTATTAGAAAAAAATGGATATAAAGTAATTAAATTTAAAAATAAATAAAAAATGGAAATTAAAGGAAAAGTTATACAAGTTGGGGATTTGAAAGCTAATAGAAATAATTACAAAACAAGAGATATTGTTGTAAAAACAATGGGGGATTATCCGCAATGGTATAAAATACAATTTGATGAAAAAAAAGCTTTTTTATTAGACGGATATAAACAAGATGATGATATTATTATTAGTGTAAATTTAAGAGGTAATAAATGGACAAGTCCTAAAACTAATGAAGATATGTATTTTTTAAATTTAGTTGGTTGGAAAGTAGACAGGGAACAACAACAGGTTACTGCTACAGATCACCACGCTGATAGAGAAATAGAAAACGATGATTTACCGTTTTAATTATGCTTATAAACTATACAGAGCATTTAGAAAAGTTAAACAATGTAAGAAAAGGAAAAGTTAAAGAAGCATTAAAAATTGGATTTCCTGGTTTAGACGAGCATTTTCGCTTTGTTCATGGAAATTTAAATATAATACTAGGCCATGCTAACGTAGGAAAAACTCACTTTATAATGTATTTAATGTTGCTATATAGTAAGTTACACAATTTAAAATGGTTGGTATTTAGCAGTGAAAACGAACCCTATACATTAATAAAAAAATTAGTAGAGTTTTTAGAGGAGGAACCCGTTAATAAAATAGCTGAAAATAATTATCAAAAAAGCAATGATTTCGTTTACGATCATTTTAAATTTGTTAACTGTGATAGACAATATACTTATAAAGAGTTATTGGATTTAGCTACTAATGTAAAAAAAGCATGGGATTATGACGGTATGTTACTGGATCCTATTAATTCATTAAGAAAAAAAATACCTCAGGGTAGCAACGCCTATGAATATTCCTATGAAAGTTTAACGGATATGCGTATATTCTGTAAAACCTATAATATTAGCCTATGGGTAAACACACATGCCGTAACGGAAGCATTAAGAAAAAAACATCCGCCAAACCACGAGTACGGGGGACAACCTATACCACCTATGATGGGGGATAGCGAAATGGGTGGGATGTTTGGTAATAGAAGTGACGACTATTTAATAATACATAGATACTTATATGACATGACCAATTGGATGTATACAAGACTTTATGTAGCTAAGGTTAAGCATCAGGAGTTGGGATACAAGCCTACCCCTATAGAAAGTCCTGTACTTTTTAAATCTTTGCTAAATAATGTTGGTTTTGAAATAGGGGGTAAAAACTTAATTAAATTGAATGAACCAAGTATTAAAAAAAATAGCACACAAACATAAAGATTGGGTTCGTATGGTTGTTTCATTTGGTTGTAGTAAATATATTGCGGAGGATATCGTGCAGGAAATGTATATAAAAATACATGATTTATTACAAAAAGGCTTAGATATTAGTTATGGGAAAGATATAAATTATTATTATATATATCGTACTTTAAAGAACAGTTACTATATATATTCTGAAAAAAACTCTAAGGTACAAAAAGTAGAAGTTGAATCATTAGATGTTGCAGACGAGAAAGAACCAATAAAAGATAATAAAGATTTGTTAGGTAAAATGAAGGAATTGGATAGGGTTTTGGATAGTATTTACTGGTATGATAGAAAGGTGTTTGAAATAATATCGGATGGTACTAGTATTGCTGAGCTATCTAGAAAAACAAATATTACTTATGCATCTCTTTATAATACATACAAAAATGTAAAACATATAATTAAAAATAATATAGAATGGGACTAGGAGACTTGATAGAAAAAATTACAACATACACAGGGATTAAATGGTTGGTTAAAAAAATATGGGGAAATAGGTGCGGTTGTGAGGATAGAAAAAACAAAGCAAATAAAGTTAAGCTATGGTAGAAGAAGATAAAGACAGATGGTTGGAGTTTATTAATCGACCTAGGCAAAACGAATTAAATAGAGCTCAAATAGAATTAGTAGCTGAACTTCACGCTAAATATTATAAGCATAAATATAATGAACCATGCACTTGTAATGGCAGTATTTATAGAATGTGGATAAAAGATTTAAATAAATTAATTTAATTAACAAAATTTTAACGTTTTAATTCTTTGTTTCTAACAAATGTTAGTATATATTTGTAGGATAACAAAAACAAAAATAATTATGAACATATATCAAGCAGGAGAGTTTGGTAAAATAAAAGGTAACTTGCAATACTTAATTAGATATTGTAATGATGACTTTAGAAAACAAACTTTACAGGAAACTAAAAATATGGTAGAAAACTTATATAAAGAATTAAGCAAATGAAAAAAACGGAATATTATTTATCTATCGCATTGTTTACATTGTTTTTATTTTTATGCAGTGTATTGTTATTAACTTTAGAATCATTAATTGATTTAATATTATGAGAACACAATTAGATAATCTAAACGACTATTTAAGGTCTATAAACAATAAGTTGAGATTTTTCGAGCAATCTGGATTTAAAGAAAATCACCCAGAGGTAAAAGATCTTATAAATGAAAGACATAAGATAAAAAGTATAATATACAACATAAGGTGAAAAAGATAGATAATTTAAAAGAGATGGAAATAGCCTCGGATATTAATTACTTATCAGAAATAATCTACAAACAATTAAAAAAAAGAAAATCAAATAATCTAGAGAAGATGGGAGAATCCATAACTAGATTAGCTTATTATTTTTTAGAAAGTAAAAACCAAAGAAGATTGCATGAAACAGCATTATCCGATTATAGATTACGAAAAAACAGAGCAATTGAGAGAGCAAGAACAGCAGAAAAAGAAAATGAAAAACTACGAAAACAAATTAAAAGCAACGGCTATTAGTTACTTAGGTGTAATACTAGTATTGCTTTATTTATTAATTTTTAATTAAATGAATATATTAAAAGAGGCAAATAATATAGTAAATAAAAGAAAACAGGAAAAGGAAAGATTATACGGACCTTTTAGTTTGTGTAACAGTAAAGCAGCAAAAATAGCTTCTATTTTATGTAACAAAGAAATAACTACTAAAGATATATACCATTTTCAAATAGCTTTAAAGTTAGCAAGGCAAAGCCATAAACACAAAGAGGATAATTTGTTAGACTTATGTGCTTACGTAGGTGCTTTAAACAATTATGTAAACGGTGATAGGAGTATGGATAATGATATAATAGAAAAGGATGGACTATAACGTATTAAGCATTTACAAGGACTTTTATGAAAAAAGTAAACCTAATAATAACAAGGAGTGGCAAAGTATTGCTATAGACCCTAATAATCCTTTATACGAGCTGTACAACGTTAATATATCTTTTAACAATATTAAAAATCCTGTTAATTATTTTAATCCAGACCTTCCCTGGTCGGAAGATCATTTCCAAGAAAGAATTTGCGGTAAACCTATTAATCCTGGTAAGCAGTATAAAAACTGGCCTTACTATAAAAATTTAAACAACGACGAACTATTTAGGAACACAGGTAAGTTTAGCCATAACTACATGGAAAGGTATTGGTGTTCTGATGTAAAAGGTAGGAGATACGATTATGGATCGTTAAATGATATTATACAAAGATTGAAAGACAATCCATATAACAGGCAAAGCTTTTTGAGTGTATGGCATCCAGAAGACCAGTCTAATAATAAAGTAAGAGTACCGTGTACTATTGGATATTGGTTTTATATGCAAGAAGATAAACTAAATGTGAATTACTTAATAAGATCTTGCGATATAGTTAGGCATTTCAAAAACGATTGTTATATGACTTATAGACTATTGCAGCATGTTTGTGATAAAACTAAATTAGCTATAGGTAATTTTAATATGTGGATAGGATCTTTACATTGTTTTAAATCAGATTTATATTATATAAAGAAATATGTGCGGAATACAAATAACTAAAAGAGATGTACCAAATGGCGTAACTCATAGAGGCGTTCAGAATTTCGAGGAAAATATACACTCTTGGTATATAAAATTTTCGTCCTTGCCTATTAGTTCTGGTAAAACAGATTTAACACAACCTATAAAAATTAATGATACTTATCTAGTTTTTAATGGTGAAATATTTAACTATAATCAGTTTGGTAGGTATAAATCAGATTTGCATTATTTAAAAGATTTATTTGAAAAAGGTTTAGAAAAAAATAAACGGTTCCAGAAAGAATATAAGATGTGGGATGGATTTTGGTCTATATGTATTATCGATGAAACTGGTATAACTTTTTTTACGGATCCATTAGGGAAAAAGCAATTATATTTTTCTAATCAAGGTATTTGCTCTGAGTTAAAACCTCTTATATATAGAAATAGAATAATGCCATTTCCTAAAATGGGAACTATTAATACTTGTTTCCAAGATATATATCGTGCACTACCTGGACAGTTTTATAGATATGATAGAGAAGATAGAATGGCTTTTAGAGATAGAACATTCGCTAATAATTATTTAAAAAGAATAGAACCTGTTAAGAAAGGTGTGGTGGATTATAAAAACATAGTTAAACTAATTAATAAAAGCGTTAAAGATCGTGCAGTAATTAATTATGGTAAACTTGGTTTGTTGTTTAGTGGAGGTTTGGATAGTAGTATAATGGCTTACCATTTAGTAAAAAACAATATACCATTTCAAGCAATATCTATAGAAAATGATGAAAAGGAAAACGCAGAAAGAATAGCAAAATACCTAGGATTTAATATAAATTACATAGACAATAGATTAAGCGAAGAGGATTACAAAAATGCTATATTAGCTTACGAACATTCGTTGGATTATGGTAGTTTGATGCCACAGTATAAATTATTTAAAAAAGCAAAAGAGTTAGGAATAAACACTGTAATAACAGGAGATGGTGCTGATGAATTATTTAGCGGATATACAAGAGCACAAATAAAAGATACGCAACAATACGATGTGTTTAAGGAGTTACCTTATTTCCATCATATTAGAATAGATAGGATGAGTATGACACATACAATAGAATGTAGGAACCCTTTTTTAAGTACGGATATAATACTATATGCGTTGTCTTTAAAGTATGATGAAAGAAAAAATAAGAACATATTAAGAAAAGCATATAAAGACTTAATACCATTTGTAGATGTTAAAAAGAAGCCGTTGAGATTAAATAACGATAAAGAGTATAATAAAAATAATATTAATAATAAATTCAATAAATACTATGGAGATTTTACAACTAATTAGGAACTGGGCAAAGGAGAAAGGTATCCTTGATTCTGGTACAGTTAAAACACAATACATTAAACTACAAGAGGAGTCTGGTGAATTAGCACAGGCCATATTAAAACAAGACCAGGATGAAATAAAGGATGCTGTTGGTGATATGGTTGTTGTATTAACTTCTTTAAGTCATTTAAGTGGTTTTAGTATAGAAGAGGCTATAGAGTCTGCTTACAACGAGATAAAGAACAGAAAAGGTAAAATGATTAATAATACATTTGTAAAAAATTAAATATGAGAATAGTTGCTAAAAAACCATCCTGGAAACACATAACATTTAAAACACCAAAGATAGCATTTACAGAATGGGCTAAAAACGGTGTAACGATAAGAATAGATAAAGACGAATATATTTTTAAATCACCTGATGAAATACATCAATTAAATGTTTGTATTAATCCTTCTTTCCATGGCAATAATTCTTGTTATATAACAATAGCGGAATTAAAAAGCATATACGAGAAAAGTAAAAGAAGAGAAACTATAAAACTATTAAATGGTAAGCTATATGACAAACATGAGTTACTTGGTAAAATGTACGATGACAGTTTTTACTATGGTGAATTAGGTAAATATGCATTAAGTTCCTCAGCTATTAAATACCTATTAGATTCCCCTAAAAGTTATGCAAGAAGCTTAAATTTTTCTAAAGACTCCTCCGCTTTTAAAATGGGTAGACTAATACATTTAGCAGCATTAGAACCAGATAAAATGCAAACACTCTGCCATATAGTAGAGGTGCAATCAGCAACAACAAAAGCTTATAAAGATAAAGTAAAAGAAGTTGGAAGTGACCAATTTGTTTTTACAAGGAGAGATTATGATAAGGCCATGTATTCAGTAGATGCTTTATTGCAGAATGATATATGGCAACAGTTAACATATGGTGCAGCACTAGAACAACCGGGATTTGATATTGTAAATGGTTATCCATTTAGGGCAAAAGCAGATATACTGGGTGCAGACTATGTAGCAGATTTAAAGACTACCAGTGATTTAAAAGCATTTCCCTATAGTGCACGTAAATATAATTATGATGTGCAGGTCTATTTGTACTGTTCAATATTCAAGGTGCCATATGACAAATTCTTTTTCTTTGCAATAGATAAAAGCACAGGCGACTTAGGCTATTACGATGTTAGTAAGGAGTTTTATAATTCAGGTAAGGATAAGGTAGAATATGCTCTAAAAGTATACGAAACATATTTTGTAACGCAAGAGCAAGAGTTAAACGAATATATAATAAAAGGAACATTATGATAGAAGCAAAAAAAATAGCAGAATATATTAAAGAAATATCTAATATAGATCCATTTAAAAATACACGTAAAAGAAAATACATAGAAATAAGATCTTTACTTACATTTATGTTAAGACACCATTGCAATATGAAGTTTAAAGAAATAAAACACTTCTATGAAAAAAATGGTAAATCATACGATCATGCTACAGCTATATATAGTTTGAAAGCATATGAAATGCATAGGAGGTATAATCCTTTATTAGATAAATACTTTGACTTAACGTTATTAAAACTAAAAGACAAATCTAAACTACAAAAAGCATTAATAAATCATATAATAGATAATACACTAGAAAAAGACTTAAAGAAAGTTTTAAAACTAGTGGATAGTTTACCCCAAAAAGTAAACACGAGTAAAGACCATGTTATAGCAGGAACAGAATGAAGCCAAAAAAATATACACAGATACAAAGAATAAAAAGATTAGAGAATATAGTAAGCCAAATATACTTAAGTGTTGAGGTAATAAAAAAGCAGCTTGACAAAAAAGAAGAAGATTAACGTTATATATTTGATTAATCAAAGTTTTTCAAAATGTACAAATTAGAGAACAGAGGAGGTAGAAGATTAGGAGCAGGTAGAAAACCTAAAACTGATGAGCTTAAGTTAGTTGAGAAATTAGACAATGTAATTGACAACGACATAGCTTTAAAGAAATTAGGCGAACTAATAGCTAAAGGCGATATACGAGCAATACAAATCTACTTTAACTATAGATACGGAAAGCCAAAAGAAAAGATCGATATAAACTCATCAGAGGGATTAAACATTAGCTTTAAAGACTTAATAAGATTTAAGTGATAGACATAAACCCTAAATACCAAAAGTTAGGCAACGACACAAGGTATTACATAATCACAGGAGGTAGAGCATCAGGTAAATCATTCTCTGTAAACCTAATGCTTGTGTTACTAACATACGAAGCAAACCACACAATACTATTTACTCGTTATACATTAACCTCAGCTTATGTTTCAATCATTCCTGAATTTATAGAAAAGATAGAACTATTAGATAAGTTTGATGACTTTCACATAACTAAAGATGAAATCATTAATTTAAAGTCAGGAAGCAAGATCGTATTTAAGGGTATCAAGACTTCATCAGGAGATCAGACAGCAAACCTTAAATCTATTACAGGTGTTACTACTTGGGTATTAGATGAGGCAGAGGAATTAACAGATGAGGGTACCTTTGATAAGATAGACTTCACAATACGAGAAACTAAAAATCAAAACAGAATTATATTAATCCTTAACCCTACAACTAAAGAGCATTGGATATATCAAAGATTCTTTGAGGATAAAGGAATACAAGAGGGAACTAACACAGAAAAAGATAACACTACCTACATACACACTACTTATCAAGACAACTTAAAAAACCTATCTAAATCATTCTTAAAGCAGATAGAAGATTTAAAAGTAAGGAGACCATTAAAATACAAACACGCTATAATGGGTGGATGGTTAGATAAAGCTGAGGGTGTAATATTTAGGAATTGGACTATTGGTAAATTTAAAAGAGTAGGTGTAAGTGTATGGGGTCAAGACTACGGATTCTCCAACGATCCTACAACGCTGATAGAAACTAATATAGACACTTCTAACAAACGAATATATCTAAAGGAATGCTTTTACTTACCAAGTCTTACAACAAGCCAAATAACACGCTTAAATGAGCAACACGCAAAAGGTGGTTTAATAATAGCTGATAGCGCAGAGCCTCGACTAATAAGTGAGATACGAGCAAAAGGTTGTAATGTAAAACCAAGCGTAAAAGGTCAAGGTAGTGTAACATACGGAATATCATTATTACAAGACTATGATCTAATAATAAGCGAGGATAGTATAAACCTTGTCAAAGAACTAAACAACTACTCTTGGTTAGAAAGAAAGTCTAATACACCTATAGATAAGTTTAACCATTTAATAGATGCAGTAAGATACGCTGTGAGCTTCCAACTACAAAACCCCAATAGAGGTAAATACACGATAAGTTAGTTTTTAAAACTTTATTTTTTTACGTTATATATATATGAAAGTAGAGGTTTATATTCCTGATACGCTTAGCGAGATTACTTTAGGTCAATATCAAAAGTATCTAAAGATTCAAGAGAACAACGAAGATGAAAACTTCTTAGCTATTAAAATGATAGAAATATTTTGTGGACTAAGAGGCGATACAATAATGGCTATGAAAGCTAAAAGCATCAAGGACATAACAATGATACTTACAGATATGTTCAATGAAAAGCCTCAGCTTGTAAAAGAGTTTAAATTAAATGGTAGAACTTATGGCTTTATTCCTAAGTTAGAAGATATGTCATTTGGAGAGTATATAGATTTAGACACCTACATAGGAGATATGGAAAATATACATAGAGCTATGAATGTACTCTATAGACCTATTAAACAAAAGTATGATGACAAATATCTAATAGAAGATTATACAGGAGATGATCCTGAGAAGATGAAGTCAATGCCAATGGATGCTGTATTAAGTTCCATACTTTTTTTTTATCATTTAGGGATGGACTTGTCTCAAGCTATGATGAGTTATTTAGAGGAGGAGGAGATGGACTTAGTCCAACAGCAAATTTTGGGAGAAAATGGGGATGGTATCAATCACTTTTCAGCCTCGCTAAGGGAGATATTAGGAGATTTGAAGATATCACTAAACTAAACATACACACCTGTCTTTACGCTTTAAGTTTTATGAAAGACAAAGCAGATGCGGAATCAAAACAAATGAAAAGTAAATTTAACCGATGAATCAAGGAGTAAGAGGCTATTACCAAATCACAGACACCATTAAGACTAATCTCTTAAATGATGAGAATGTCAATACTGTAACAACAGGCGATATATTCGATATAGACTTATCTAAGCAAACAATCTTTCCTTTAAGCCACATAATAGTAAACAACGTAACAATTCAAGAACAAGTCCTCAACTTCAATATTACAGTAATGTCTATGGATATAGTAGATCAATCAAAGGATGAGGTAACAGACATATTTAGAGGCAACAACAACGAGCAAGATATTATAAACACACAATTAGCTGTAGCAAACAAATTAGTAGGGTTACTAAGCAAAGGAGATTTATACAGAGATAAATACCAAATGGATGGAGATGCTTCTTGTGAGTTCTTTTATGAAAGGTTTGAAAATCAAATGGCAGGTGTAGCTTGTACGTTTAATGTATTAATAGCAAATGATATAAACGTATGCAACTAAAACAAACCAGAGAAGAATTAAATAAGTTTGGAAAGTTTGTAATACAACAAGCTAGATCAAGACTTACAAAAGGAATTAAAAGGGGAAATAAAAGGTTTTCTCAAAATGACACAAGGAAACTATACAACAGTTTAGAGTACAAACCTTTTAACAGAAGTGGCTCTGTAGGTGTAGAGTTTTATATGGAAGATTATGGTAAGTTCCAAGATAAAGGGGTTAAGGGTACGAAGTCAAACTACTTAGAAAATAAAAACTCCCCTTTTTCTTATAGCACTAAGATGCCTAACCCAGAAATATTTGAGGGTTATATAAAGAGAAAAGGTATTAAGGGTAGAGATAAGAAAGGTAGATTTATAACAAACAAATCTTTACAATTTTTAATTGCAAGAAGCATATTTCAAAAAGGTATAAAAGCAAGTATGTTTTTCACAAAGCCTTTTAACCAAGCATACGAGAAACTACCAAAAGATTTACAAGAAAGTTTTGTAAAAGATATAGAAAAAATAATATTCGACACTAATGGCTAATATACTACTAAGAAGTCCTAAATACCTAACAATAACAACAGGCTCACATCTGTCAGCTAAGTTAGAACTTACTATTGATGGTACATTACGTTACACTATTATAAAAAACGCTGTAAGTAACAGAACTGTATTTGAACTATCAACTTTATGTAAAGATTATTACGATCCTGATTATGGTGGAGCTTCAGGCTCTAATTTTGATACAGTAGCTATATCAGCAACTTGGTATGCTTATGATGCAGTAGATGGAGGAGGTAGTCAATTAGCAACATCAACTGTAACACACACAGGATTTTATGGATATACTTATTTTTCTTTAGGAGTCGGAGGTAATGACATTGACCCAGATGATTACGAGTTAACTAACACAGGCGATTCAAGAATTGTTTACTTACCTGAAAACACAGCAAGTTTTGTGTGGGATATGAACTCAGGCTC